AGTTGCTGGTGGGTGCCGGTGTGCGGTCGGCGGCGATTTCAGGCTCTGGTGTGTTTCGCGATGCAGGCACGGACGAGCGGGCGCGGCAGTTGTTTTTCGACGGTGAGACGCCGGATTTCCAGATTGTGATCCCCGAGTTTGGCGTGGTGCAGGGGCCGTTTCAGGTGGCGTCATTCGAGTATGCGGGCACGGTGAATGGGGAAGTGACCTATGAGCTGAGCCTGCAATCGGCGGGGATGATCGTGTTTTCGGCGGAGCCTGATGGCGCGGTTGTAGAGCCGGAGGTTTGAGCATGGCAAACCGGTTTCGCGGGGACGTTGAGGTTGAGATTGACGGGGTGCGCCATGTGGCGCGCTTGACGCTGGGGGCGTTTGCGGAGTTGGAAGAGCGGCTTGATGAGACCTCGCTTGTGGGGTTGGTCGAGCGGTTCGAGGGGAATGCGTTTTCGTCCAGGGATGTGATTGCTTTGCTCGGTGCTGGTCTGCGCGGCGGTGGTGCGGATATTTCGGATGCTGTTTTGGCTGGGGCTGAGGTTGGCGGTGGGCCGATGGGTGCGGCTAGGTGTGCGGCAGAGTTGTTGGCGCGGGCGTTTGTGGTGCCGGAGTGAGTGGCGGTTTCCAATGGGGTCAATTGATGCGCGCGGGGATCAAGGGTTTGGGCCTGCGGCCTGCCGAGTTCTGGGCGCTGACGCCTGCGGAATTGATGCTGATGTTAGGGCATGATGCGGGCGATGCGCCGTTGTTGAGTGATGGCTTGGCGGCGTTGATGGCGGCGTATCCAGACAGTGAAAAGGGGAGCGGGTGATGGCGGATTATGAAGATATGGGCGATCTGCAAGGGAATGCAGAGGGGCTGAACGGGACGTTGGCGACCACGTCGCATCTGGTGTCGGGGTTTGACAGTGAGTTGCGGCGGATGCGGACGGCGTTGTCTGCGACGGGCAAGGATGTCGCGACGCTTGAGAAGGGTCTGAGCAAGGGGTTGCGACGGGCGTTTGATGGGGTGGTGTTTGACGGGATGAAGCTGTCGGATGCGATGCGGACGGTGGCGTCATCATTGGCGAGCACGGCGTATTCGGCGGCGATGAAGCCGGTGACGCAGCACTTTGGCGGGCTGATCTCGCAAGGGGTCGGGTCGCTGGTGCAGGGGATATTGCCGTTTGAGAATGGGGCTGCCTTTTCGAGTGGCCGTGTGACGCCGTTTGCCACGGGGGGTGTTGTGAATGGGGCGACGGCCTTTCCGATGCGCGGCGGGACCGGTGTGATGGGTGAAGCAGGGCCTGAGGCGATCATGCCGCTGGCGCGGGGGCCGGATGGCAAACTGGGTGTGCGTGGGGGCGGTGGAGGTGCGGTGTCTGTGGTGATGAACATCACGACGCCGGATGTGCAGGGGTTTGCACGGTCACGTAGCCAGATTGCTGCGCAGATGAGCCGTGCTTTGTCCTCTGGCGACCGCAATCGTTGATTTTTGAGCCCCGAAAACCAAGACCTGAAAAGGAGAGCCGGTGATGGCATTTCATGAAGTTAGATTTCCGACCTCCTTGAGCTTTGGCGCGATTGGAGGACCGCAACGGCGGACCGATGTGGTGACACTGGCCAACGGGTTTGAGGAGCGTAACACGCCATGGGCGCACTCGCGGCGGGTCTATGACGCAGGCGTTGGGATGCGGTCGATTGATGATCTGCAGGCCGTGATGGGGTTCTTTGAGGCGCGCATGGGGCAGATGCACGCGTTTCGCTGGAAGGATTGGGCGGATTTCAAGACGAGCCGCGCCAAGGCTGATCCGGTGTTTGATGACGTGACGATCGGGTTTGGCGACGGAGTGACGTCGGTGTTCCAGCTGATCAAGCCGTACCGGTCGGGTGAGCAGACCTATGGGCGGCCCATAAAGAAGCCGGTGGTGGATAGTGTGCGGATTGGGGTGGAGCAAGACGAGTTGGAGGTTGGCGTTGATTTCGATGTGGATTTCACGACTGGCTTGGTGACGTTCAAGCATCCGCCCGATCCCGAGATGGAGATCTACGCAGGGTTCGAGTTCGATGTGCCTGTGCGGTTTGATACGGACCGGATTTTGGCTTCGGTTGCCAGCTTTGATGCGGGGCAGGTGCCGGATGTGCCGGTGATCGAGGTGCGGGTATGAGTGCGGCGTTGGAGGCGCATTTGGCGTCGGGGCATACGACTGTGTGTCATGCGTGGCGGATCACGCGCAGGGATGGGGTGACGTTTGCGTTTACCGATCACGATGGCGATCTGGTGATTGAGGGGCAGGTGTTTCGAGCGGATTCTGGGTTGAGCGCCAATGCGATTGCGCAATCGACGGGGTTGTCGGTGGACAACACCGAGGCGATCGGGGCGTTGAGTGACGCGGCCATTCGTGAGGACGAGATCGAGCAGGGGCGGTTTGACGGGGCCGAGGTTGTGTCTTGGTTGGTGAACTGGGCTGATCCCGCGCAGAATTGGGTGCAGTTTCGCGGCTCGATTGGGGAGTTGCATCGTGCGGATGGGGTGTTTCGCGCGGAGTTGCGTGGGTTGACGGAGGCGTTGAACAGGCCTTTGGGGCGGGTGTTTCAGAAGCCTTGTACAGCGGTGCTGGGTGATCGGGCTTGTGGGTTTGATATGGGTGCACCGGGGTATTCAGTGACGTTGGATGTGGTCGAGAGTGATGCGGGGCGGACGTTTATCTGGCCCGCGTTGACGGGATTCGAGAAAGGCTGGTTCACGCGGGGGCGGCTGGATGTGCTGACGGGACCAGCCAAGGGGCTTTGGTCGATGGTCAAGCATGACCGGATTGGTAAGCGCGGTGTGCGGGTGATTGAGTTGTGGGAGCCTGTGCGTGGAGATGTTGGCGCTGGGATCAGCGTCAAGCTGACAGCGGGGTGTGACAAGCGAGCGGAGACCTGTCGCGTGAAGTTTGACAATTTTCTGAACTTTCAGGGATTTCCCGATTTGCCTGGTGAGGATTGGGTTATGGCGGTGCCGAAGTCCAAAGGCACCAACACGGGCGGATCGCGGCGATGAGTGCGGTGATTGACGCCGCAAGGGGCTGGATCGGGACGCCATATGTGCATCAGGCGGCTGTGCGCGGGGCGGGGTGCGACTGTCTGGGGTTGTTGCGCGGGGTGTGGCGCGAGGTTTCGGGTGAGGAGCCTGAAGTGGTGCCTGCGTATTCGATGGATTGGTCGGAGCCGCAAGGCGATGAGCGGTTATGGCGGGCGGCGGCGCGGCATTTGCGGGCCAAGGCAGTTGGTGAGGCTGCAGTTGGCGATGTGCTGTTGTTTCGGATGCGCAGTAGTGGGGTGGCCAAGCATCTGGGATTGCAGGCACGTGTCGGTGACACCCCGAGTTTTATTCATGCCTTTAGCGGGCATGGCGTGGTTGAGAGCCCGTTGAGTGCACCATGGCTGCGGCGTGTGGTGGCACGGTTTGAATTTCCTTAAAGGGAGGCCTTGCTGATGGCTACGATACTTCTTTCTGCGGCTGGGGCTGCGATTGGTGGCTCTGTTGGGGGCACGGTGGCGGGATTGTCGTCTGTGGCGATTGGGCGAGCTGTTGGCGCGACCTTTGAGCGTGTGGTGGACCAGAAGCTGCTTGGGCAAGGTTCGCAGGCGGTTGAGACGGGCAAGGTGGACCGGTTCCGGCTGACCAATGCCGGTGAGGGCGACCCGATTGCGCGGTTGTTTGAGCGGATGCGCTTGGGCGGGCATGTGATCTGGGCGTCGGATTTTCTGGAGACGACCAGTACCACGGGTGGCGGCGGCAAGGGGAGCCGGAGTACGCCGAAGACGACGGAGTACAGTTATTCGGTGTCGGTTGCGATTGCGATTTGTGAGGGTGAGATTACCCATATCGGGCGTGTTTGGGCGGACGGGGACGAGGTTGCCGTCGATGATCTGAACATGCGGATTTACAAGGGGTCACGCCACCAGTTGCCCGATCCTGTGATTGAGGCGATTGAGGGTGCGGGGACCGTGCCTGCGTATCGTGGGACGGCTTATGTGGTAATGGAGGACTTGCCGCTGGGTCAGTTTGGCAACCGCGTGCCGCAGTTTTCGTTCGAGGTGGTGCGGCCAGAGCAGCCCGGTGCGCCGGGGTGGGAACATACGCCGTCGTTTGGTATTAAGGGTGTGGCGTTGATACCCGGAACGGGCGAATACGCATTGGCGACGACGCCGGTCAACTATCTGGTGGGGGAAACACGGTACAGTGCGAACATCTCGACGCCTGCGGCAAAGCCTGATTTTTCGGCATCGCTGGGTAGTTTGACAGAGGAGCTGCCGAACCTAGAGGCGGCATCGTTGGTCGTGTCGTGGTTCGGGGATGATTTGCGGTGCGGAGAGTGTACGGTTCGTCCCAAGGTCGAGGACCGTGCCGTGGACGGTGAAAACATGCCTTGGACCGTGTCAGGCTTGGTCCGTGCGGATGCGATGGAAATCGTGCAGGATGAGGGGCGCCCTGTGTATGGGGGGACGCCAACAGACCAGTCTGTGATTGAGGCGATACAGGCGCTGAATGTTGCTGGCAAAAAGGTGATGTATTATTCTTTTATCCTGATGGATCCGTTTAAGGGGAATACCTTGCCTGATCCGTATAGCGATAATGCGTTTCAGCCGAACCTGCCTTGGCGGGGGCGGATTAACTTGTCCGAGGCACCCGGGCGCACGGGAAGCCCTGATGGAACTGCGGTTGCGGATGCGGAAGTGGCTGCATTTTTTGGGACGGTGAGGGCCGCGCATTTTGTGGTTGGTGAAGGCGAGGTTACTTACTCTGGGCCGGATGAATGGTCGTTGACGCGGTTCATTTTGCATAATGCAGCGCTATGTGCGGCGGCGGGAGGCGTTGAGGCTTATTGTATCAGCACCGAGATGCGGGGGCTGACGTGGATACGCGGGGCGGGCGGTGCATTTCCTGCTGTGGCGCGTTTACGCAGTCTTGCGGCGGAGGTGCGCGTCCTTTTGGGCCCCGAGACAAAGATCAGCTATGCGGCGGATTGGTCTGAGTATTTCGGCTATGCCCCGCAGGACGGGTCGGGGGACCGGTTCTTTCATCTTGATCCGCTGTGGGCTGATGAGAACATCAATTTTATCGGCATTGACAACTACATGCCGCTGTCGGATTGGCGCGATGAAGAAGGGCATCTGGATGGGGAAACAACGGATGCGATCTATGATCTGGATTACCTGAAGTCGAATGTAGAGGGCGGAGAGGGCTATGATTGGTATTATCATTCTCCAGAGGCGCGTGCGGCCCAGATCAGAACGCCGATTACGGATGGGGAGCACGGAGAGCCTTGGGTGTACCGCTATAAGGATCTTAAGAATTGGTGGCTGAATGTGCACCATAACCGGATTGGCGGGGTGCGTCAGGCGGGTGCTACGGCTTGGGAGCCGCAGTCGAAACCGATCTGGTTTACCGAGTACGGTTGCGCAGCAATCGACAAGGGGACGAACCAGCCGAACAAGTTTCTGGACGCCAAGAGTTCAGAAAGCCTGTTGCCGCGTCATTCGACGGGTGCTCGCGACGGGTTGATCCAGATGCAGTATTTGCGTGCGATGTCAGAGTATTGGGCTGATCCAGCGAATAACCCGATGTCCGAGGAATACGAGGGACGCATGCTCGACGTGGGGCGCGCGTTCGTGTGGACATGGGACACGCGGCCCTATCCGTTTTTCCCAAACAATGTGGGGAAATGGAGTGACGGGGAGAATTACGCGCGTGGGCATTGGATCAATGGACGCACGTCGTCGCGGTCGCTGGCATCGGTTGTGCGCGAAGTCTGCGTGGACGCGGGGCTGACGGAGTTTTGCACGGAAGGTTTGTATGGATATTTGCGCGGCTATGCCGTTGAGCAGGTGTCTGAGGCGCGGGCAGTGCTACAGCCTTTGATGATCCGCTATGGATTTGATGCTGTTGAGCGTGATGGCATACTGCGGTTCCGTATGCGGGACGGGTTGGCAGAGACCCGGCTTGATCCCGCGTTGTTGGCGGTCAGTTCAGATTTGAACGGCGTCATCGAGCAGGTGCGGGAAGCAGATGCAGAGGTTTCGGGGCGCGTGCGGGTCCGGTTTGTGCAGTCGGATGCGGATTTTGACGTGATTGCAGAGGAAGCGATACTGGCCGATGAGGCGACCCATGCGGTTGCCGCGTCCGAGTTGAATATGGCGTTAACACGTGGCGAGGGGCGCCAGGTGGCGGAGCGGTGGCTGACCGAGGCGCGGGTGGCGCGTGAAAGCGTGCGGTTGGCCTTGCCGCCCTCGCAGTGGTCTTTGGGCGCGGGCGATGTGATTGAATTGCCGGGTGAGGGTGGTGAGCGCGCCGGGCGATACCGCATCGATAATGTAGAGCAGACCGACATTCGGATCGTTGACGCTGTGCGCATTGATCCGGAGGTCTATGATCTGGCGGATATTAATGAGGAGCCGGTGGCCGTGCGACCCTTCGTGGTGCCACTGCCGGTGAGCGCGTATTTCCTTGATCTGCCATTGATCCGCGGGGACGAGGTGCCGTATGCGCCCCATGTTGCTGTTTCGGCGGACCCCTGGCCCGGCGCGGTCGCTGTTTATCAATCCAGTACGGATGAAAACTATCAGCTCAATACGATTATTTCCCGACCTTCCACGCTTGGTGTGACACAAACGGTGATGTCGCGAGCGTCAGCGGGTTTGATCGACAAGGGCCCGGTCTTGGAAGTTCGGTTGGCCCATGGTGCGTTGGAGACGATCAGTGATGAAGCGCTGTTGAGCGGTGGCAATTTTGCGGCGATCGGGGACGGGTCGACGGATCAGTGGGAGGTGTTCCAGTTCGGGCGCGCAGAATTGGTTGACACCCAGACTTATCATCTGAGCCACCGTTTGCGCGGGCAGGTGGGGTCGGACGGATTGATGCCGACTGCTTGGCCTGCGGGATCGGTCTTTATCTTGCTTAACGGCTCGCCGGAGCAGATTGATTTTAGTCCGAACCTGCGCCGATTGCTGCAGCACTTTCGCATTGGGCCCGCGCAGCGGCCCGTCGATGATGCGTCTTACAGCCATCGCCAAGAAGCCTTCGCCGGTAACGGATCGCGTCCCTTTAGCCCCGCACATCTGCGGCTTGCGCGTTGGGACGGGGACGACATGGTTTTCAACTGGATACGCCGTACGCGGGTCGATGGGGATGGCTGGGATATGCCGGACGTGCCCTTGGGTGAGGAACGTGAGCAGTATTTGCTGCGGGTGCGATCAGCGGGTGCATTGCTGCGTGAAGAGATGATCGCGACGCCGGAATGGACCTATACTGGGCAGGCGCGCACCGCTGATGGCGCGCTGGGCAACTTTGATCTATCGGTGTCGCAAGTGTCAGCTGCTTTCGGTGCGGGGTTGGCGCAAGTCTTGCGAGTTG